TTCACCACTTAACCAATTTTCCATTCCCGTTTCAGGGTCAATCATTGAAAGTGTATATCTATCATCTTCCCATTTTGGTGAAGATAAATTGAATCCAGCATAGACAGTTGAATACTTAAAAAATTTCCAAAGTTCAGAGTCTCCACCAAACAAAGATGAGGTCAATATTAGACCTATTACAACAAATTTCTTTAACACCTGTTTTCTCCTGTAAACACTATTCTATATTAAATATCAAATCTCACAACAAATGATAATGCTAGTTCTGGATCATTTCTAACTGGACGAGATACTTTCGCAATTGCAAGAAGATCATTAACATCATTATACAAACCAACAGTTGTCACGTAAGGTGCAAAAAATGAATGAGTTGTAAATGGCTCCATATCGGGAGTAGAACTGTAACCTCCACCATCAATATTACCATCATACTGACTTTCAGCAGCGCCTGGAAGTATTTGTCTTAATGTATTATTTCCATCAGAAAATACAGTGCTTGGCACATCTATACTTCCACTTCTTTCTTTTGTAACACTTACATTTGTTGAACCATTGAATTGATTTTCTGGAATAATAACAGTATATTCGTGTTCATATATTGTTTTTGTAGAATCAAACTTTACTTTCCAGCCATTTGATCCAGTGCCCTGTGTAACAGTCGTATATGATCCCGTATCAGTTATCATAATCATACCAGTCCCATAAGAAACTGTACCTACTGCAGATCCGGATCCATTACCATCTAAGCTCGCACTTATATAATTAGTTTCAAAATTTGCATCATACAAGTTTCCACGTCCGTCATCTTTAATTGTTATAACGCCGTCTGTTGAATAATCTGTTATCTCTATTGACCCTGTTCTGATGCCTTCGCCATACAATCTCTGAGGTATACTTACGACATTTACCATATCATGTATTTGTCTTAATCCTAGTATATCACAATGTTTAATACCTCCTGTTGATAATCCTCTTCCCCAGGGTCTGTGATAATTTGATAAGGTGTACTGTGGCATTACTGCTGTACTATTGTGTGTGTTGGGAAACCTTGCAAAATTAAAAAAATTTTGTTTTACTTGATTATACACACACCATTGATAAAATGTAAAAGATCGTCCACCTGATACAAATGTATTTAAAGGTGTAGTATTTCCCTCAGTGAAATCCGTATTATGAAAATCCGATGCACTTCCTGATACACCTTTTAGTGCCATGACACCAAGATACGATGTATTGTCCACAGTGTCATATTTCTGCGCTGTAAAACGTTTATGTACTGTTATCGGGGTAATTCTGCAATCGTCTTGTGTTATTGTTCCATACATGTTATTCTCTATTTATTATAAATATTTTACAACTCATTTTGTAACAATTAAAAAGAGAATGTATTGCAGATTAGAAATCTAGTCTTACTTTTATAAGTGCTTCTCTACTAGTTGATTTTAATATTGGTCGTGATAATTTAGCAACAGCCAATAGCTCATTTGTTGCGTTATACAACCCAACTGTCGTGATATATGATTTAGGATCTGTTTTAAATGAGGGCACAGTTAATGTTCCATCTGTGGAAGTAAAATATGTTGGATTCTGACTGTGATTATACATGTTATGTTTTACTCTACAAAAATAGTGTGTTGATTTTATCTGCTCTTCACGTCTTGATGCAAAATACTCTGCGCCAGAGATAGCATTATAAAATATAGCTGAATTGCCTCCAACGTAATCCGGAGAAACACCTTCAGTATTTGATTCTGTATGAAATCCTGACATTGAGATTGCGCCTGCAGTATCAGCACCTCCTGCACCAACTAGTAAATCAGTGTTAAGAATGAGTATACCTGTTTCCGGAAAGAACTTACCAAAATATTCTGTAGATCCTGACACAGCAACTCCTGATGCAATAGATCCTGAAATAATATCAAATTCTCTTTGTGTTGCTTTCATATTTGGGTCGCCTGTTGCGCCACTATTATCAATTAATTTCATAACTTTGCCGTTTGAGCCAGATAAACGAAGTTCCCAATTACCTGGATCCATCTTCTCTTTTAATCTACTTCTATTCATGCTTATAGCAAAAATTGATTTTGATGTAGTATCATCAGCACCAAACGCAAATTGCTCCTGATTCTGTGGTAGGAGCAAATTTCTTAATTGTCTATACACTGCTTTTGAAGCTGCATAGTCACTATCACCAGTCAATGATCCGGAACCCTCAAGATGACCGTAAGCTACAGAAAATTGTACAGATGCTGTTGCATTTGTTCCAACTTCACCATTGTAAACATCATAGTAATGTGTTCCTGTACTACCACTTTGTGTAGAGGATGTATGGAATGATGTTAATGTTCCAATTCCACCAGACCACATGCCTGAAGAGACAATACTTATGTTCCCTGTTTTTATATCTGTGCCTGTTGCGACATCTGTGCTAAAATCTGTAAATATGCTCATTTGAGTAACTCCTAATCGTTTATAAATATTGAGTAATTTGAATTTTGAATACTAATCTGTAGTATTTAGTCCTCTCATTATATTTTTACTATCTACCGCGAGGTCCACCTGAAAATGGTAGATTTTCCGTTCTACGTATATTTTCAGTTCGCCCCGGGGTTTCTATAAAATCTTTGAATGGTGATGCTTCTCCACCAATTTCTTTATTGACACGTGATATACCAGGTTGAAGAGTAACTGTAATAACCTTTACCGCTCCTGACTCTGCACCTGTAATTGTTATTGTCGCCTGTGTTGCTTCTGTCACCTCTTTCGCAATCAAGCTAACTGTTCTAGCTGTAACTGATATTGGTTGTCCTACAGGCTGACCTGTATTTCCATCTACTTCTTTTACTAATGTACCTCTGTCTACTAAGCCGGCCTCACGAAGCTGAGACTTAACAGATTGATGTAACTTACCTTGCGAACTTTTTTCTCTTCTTTCACGCTCAGCCTTAGCCTTTCTAACTTCACCTTGTTTTTCAAGTCTTGGTGATTTTTTCTCGATACGCTTGCTAAGTTCTTTTTCTTCCCTGCGCTCCATCGTTCGCTGAATTCGTCCCACTATCTTCTTCCTCTTCTTCTACGAGTTTTAGTTTGGCGTCTCGTAGTTTGTTCTGCTTTTTTCTGTTCTTCTTTCTGCTCTGTTTGTTTCTTTCTTTCTGTTTGTTTCGTTTCTTTGTCCTGTGTGATATCCTCTATTTCTCTAGATACAACTGTAATTATACCTGGCTCCATTACTTTTATAATAAAATCTGATGCATCCAGACCTACAACTTCTTTTCTGGGCATGCCATCACGCGTGCTTATTATATCTATGCCGCCTGTTACAGTAACGCTATCAACAGCCGCTCTGACTTTAGGCGTGTTCTGAACTCTATATTCACCAATCTCAAGTGTAGATTCATATTCTGGCACCTGTCCAACAATTGCACCATCAACCATAAATGTAGAAACCTGTCCTATTGATTTAGCATCCTGTAGTACTCCATTGATATCAATGAACTGTTGTCTGATAATGACTCCCATCATTGCCATCTGGACCTCTTGAGCAATAGCTTGTTCTTGCTGACTGATATCACCAATGACAATTATTGCGTTCATATCACTTGATAATTCAAAAATGTAATCCTCACCAACTGTTCCCATCAAAGCTCCAACTGTGTCAGGAGAAAGTAAAACATAATCTGCTTCACCTGTTAATGTTATTGCAGATGGAACACCTGATCCAATTGTGGGAGACGTATTTGCTCCAACTGGACGTGTGACCAACTTGTATTTTAATGCATCATTTGCACTTGTAAAAGCCTCATGAATAGGCATATTATCAATGATTATACCGTAGCTATTAGGCCCATTTGAATTGCTTTCATTATATAGTGCATAGTCGATTTCATCATCGCCAAGTGCGAATTTTTCAATTGTAAACGCATTTTCTGATAGGCGTTGCCTACCAAGCCGCGTCAGGACGGCATCGACTATAAGCGTTGATCTATCTAAAAACGCCATAGGTCATCTTCCTTTTAAGTTGAAATATAATCAACAGTTATTGTTGCTGATGCTGTAGAACCATATTGTAAACCAGTACACACTAGTGTCGTTGTAGGATTATCAGCTTCAGTTGCCGGTTCCGTTATCGCTTTTGCAATAATATCTACACTTCCATTAATGGACTTCACAGTCTGACTGATACTATCCGTACTTTGTGTGTAATTAATACCACCAGATACAGTACCGTCGTCAATACCATTGCCTACAAGATAACAGATAGATGAATTCAATATTGTGAATGCATATCCACCTGGATCAGCTGTTGTTCCGGAACTTCCTGGAATTTGTGTACTTGTTACGTTTATGGTTGCAATTGATCCGGGTGTTCCCGATGTACCATTCCACTCAACTGTATGTGCACCCATACCCTGAACTTGGGACATTTTTTGAGTTCCCACGTCACGTGTTACGAGCTTATACTTCATTACAGTATTTGGATCTGATGTTGGTTCCAGTAATGGCAGATTTTCTATTATTTGCCCGTAATAATCAGTTCCGAGCGGATGGCTAACATCCCACAAAGAATAATCTACTTCATCATCAGCAAGTGCAAACTTTGTAATATTAAATGCCTGCTCACCTCTTGCCAGTAATTCCCGACCTTTCTTTGTGAGGATAGCGTCCAATACAGTAGTTGCGTTATTTAAATACCCCATTTGTTTATTCTCCTGTTACTAAGATAAATAGAACTTTTACATAAATATTTTGACTTTTACTTTTTTCATCATTATTCATTAGATAGTGATACATCTACATAAGTATCACCTGCGCCTGTTGTTGTTACATCGTATGGATTAACTTCAATTATTTCTACGGCGACCTGATTTCCCACCGGTACTAAAGTTCCATCTTCTTTACACCCATCGTATGCTAATCTTGTCAGAGATACATGTGATGTGAATTGAGATTCTATTTCACTTGTCTCTAATGATTGGGAGTATGGTATAAATTTAGAAGCGCTAAGTGATGAACTGTAATAATAAATTTTCTGGCTGTTAAATAAAGAGGCCTTAGATGCTGTATACTGTGGCTGCAAAATTTCAAAAAATATATTTCCACCGCCACCATTATAGACTTCTCCTGTTGTATAATCTCTTTCTAGGGGATCTAAATGCTTATTCACGCCAAATTGTCGCATAGCCCCCAGACCAAAGAATGGACTTGTTGATGAACTTACAGTTTCATAATCATTTCTAGAGGAAGTAGTATTCGATTCATTACCCCGAGACCACACAAATTCTGTTGGATGCATGTAATCAATACTAGATGCAGATCTATAACTCATCATATTAATGGGACCTTTTCTGTACTCATGTGATCCTGTGTGATATAAGATACTCGTATCAGCTACAGTACCATTATACGGAAATTGTGATGATGTTAGCGGCGCTTCATACGTGTGTTTATAGATTCCTGTCTTCTTAATATCTTCTCCTTCAAGATAACCGTATTCCCATTTTAAATTACTGCCAGTGAGATGAATTGTGCCTGTCTTATACTCGTCTTCAACTTTTGGAGGATGTCCCTGAACAACTTTTGGTCGTTCTAAGATCGTTGGCTCTATTAGAATACCAATATTCTTCTTTGCCCTTCCAGGAGATAATCTTCTAAGATGATAGAATAAACTAAGATCATAATACTTAATTAGTTTTAAATAATCCCAGAAAGTATAAGCAGTCGTCCATTTTTTCCAGTATGTGTCCGCAACCCTGTCTAATCTTCCATGCACATAACGATCAGCATATGTGTCTCTTGGATCACCCAAATAACTTCCAAAATCTAAATCTGCAAGTGTCAATATAATATCTTCATTTATGACGTCAGTAGGTGCAAAGAATATTCCTAACTTATTAGAATCTAACGGTGCTGTATCATAAGAGCTTAATTCAACACGCTCTGTAGAACTTAGCACGGCCACCGCGCCATCCGGTGAAGTCATCTTTGCACTTTCAACTCTAATTTTATTTGATGTTTTATTAAGTCCTATTGATGGTATAAATGCCTTTTGTCTATCTGATACATTACTAAAATTAATTTCATCTGCAAATCCAGATCCTGTTGCGTATACTTGCCCTCCTGTAAGTGAGTAATCTTTTATTCCGTGTGGATCTGCATTTAAATTTGTATTATCATCCATAGAAAATCTAAGATTCATATCATAATATGATGAGCTTACATGATTTCCATTTACAGCTTTTGGTGCAGCAGTATGATTATAAAATGCAGACTCAGTGAGCGGCGTAGACCAATATCTCCACTCCATAACTGAACCAGATAACTGTGATCCATAGAGGGTCCCTTCATGCGCAGATCCAGACTTTCCTCCAACATGCCATGTATCATCACCAACAATTGATCCTGTTCTGTACCAGTTTGTTAATAATGATCCGGATATATCCATGCTCGCAGATGCTTTTGTAATAATTTCATCTACACCTGAATCATAAAATCCCGCAAAAATATCAAAACTTTGTGTTGTTGGTGTTACATCGTCTGTTATAGATTGTACTTCATAGCTACTAGATATTGTACCTGTTCTTCTACGAATCATCACTGACCAATATTCATTATTATAAAATGGTAGTGCATTCAAACTTGCAGAATTATAACCTTCGCTGCCAGATAACGTCAATGTTAATTTTCCCTTTGTATCAGAGCCACTCACATTTATCAAGTGAACTACAGCTTCTACATTTTCTGTAGGATTATTTTTTGTTGCTATCATTGTATCACGTTCAACGCCTGTTTTAAATCTAAACTCAATTGTATCACTGGCCCTGCCTGTAAGTTCATTATTGTACCAGGGCGACTCAAGCTTTTGTCCGCCATTAAATCTTAGTGCTTTTGTGTGTCTTTCTTTAAGTTCAAATTCCGGTGCACCTCCTGCTATTTTAGGTCCACCATATTCTTGTATTCTTAATATTGATGTTGGTATACCGTATGCAGCAATTAAAGCCTTTAACGATTGCTTCGTCCCCTTTGATTTCAAAAGGTAAGGCATTGTAGATAAAATTCTATTCCATATTTCACGCGTCACTTCTTTTTGAGAACGTTTAGTAAATCTAACATTGAATATTCCAGTTCCAGATCCGGATTCCGCTAAGCCCAAGTGATATTGTGGTAGACGAGCAAGATCTCTTCCTTCAACCATAGGAAAGCCAAGTGATTGAGCAACAGGCTGAACAAGCTGTGCAGAGATTCCTCTCGTTATGTCTTCAGATCTATCATGCACATCTGTTAATGATTTTACATGCGTCCAAATAATATCATAATGGTGACCAATCATATCAAGAAATGTAATGAATTGCACATTCTCATTATCATATGTTATATGAGAAGGAACTAAATTTACAAGTCTATTTGAATTTGTCCTATCATACATTGATCCGGAGTCTAACTGTTCATCATACCACGATGTAAATTGTGAGCTGCTTACTGAGTATAAAGCATAAGGATTTATAAGTGTGCCATCACCACTTACTTTTGGTGCGGCATTATCATAAAAATATCCATTTGAACTTGATACGTAAGATGAAGACTTAAAATACATATAGTTTTCAAAATCATCAAAAGAATTAACTTGTTGTCTCTTTTTCATATTCCATTTTTCTGCCTGGTCGCCTGATCCACTTGTCATCGATCCAGTCTCACTTCCAGACATAAAACCTTCAGTATCACCATAATAATCACCTGCTAGTGATTGGCTGTATGCTGTATACTGTTCTATCAAGCCTAGTTTGTACTTAAAGTTTTCTAATCTCTTCTCAACAGAGCCAAAGTGTGAGAAATTTTTGAATTTTGTATAATCAACATTAATTGCAACATCTTCAATACTCCCACTTAATATTTTATCTTCTAATTCTTTTCTAACATCAAACTTTTTGCCTACTAAATCTGTGTGTGTTGCATATTCCGTCTGTCGATCACTTACAGCATTATCTACATCTGCAAGATTTGGTGTTTTTAAAACTACCTCAGAAATTTGTTCATCAATAAATGGATTTAAATCTACTTTCTCAACGAGTTCTGGCGTCACTTCTTTAACAATATAAGCTGTATCAAATAACTCAACGCCATCAGGCACAGCAGCTGAGAGCACATATGCTATGGATCCTGGATAATCTTCAGTTGCAACTGGTTTGAAATTTACTACAAGCGATTTCTTCTCTGGCCCAAATACTATTTGTGTATACAAATTATCTGGATCATTTAATCTATACCTCGTAAAGAATTCTGAGAATGGAGTTGATATATCAGGAGAATTTTCACTGCCACTGATCGCAGCAACTTCGCCACCGTATTCTTGATATGTCTTATCCACAATAATTTTATTACCGCCGCCAACAGCATCATTAATGACATCTAAAATTTTTCCTTCGTATCTTGCGTGAATAAGTTGTTCCTCTTCAGGTATCGAAACAAATCCAACTTTAAATCCCTTATCAAAAATTGAATGTTGATTTATTGGAAAATTACTCGCAACTCCTCCCTGGTCAGCTGCAGCATCGACATATGTTTCTGTTACCTCCACAGTGTCTCTTGATAATACATCACCAATTTCTAATATCAATGGTGCTAATTTTGCAGACTGATCAACAATTGTTCTTTCTGCAGATGTGAGAATCACTTCAAGTTTTACCTGATCTACCCACAATTCTCCAAATCCAGTATAGTGACCGTATGCGTATATGTTAATTGGATCTGTAAGACTAAACTCTGGCGATATCGTCCACTGCGCTGATGCTAATTCCCACTCATTATACTCATCACACTTCACTGTTTTTCTTGCTTTGTGATATCCACCTCCCTCTTTTGGTGTAAGATCAAATGTTCGACGTTTTACAAGCGCTTCAACCATCCCTTCAGAATTAGGCTCATTTTCTTCAACAATAGCAGATACATCATTATAAGTCCATCTTGTACCATTCCATTTAAATTTTCCATCAAGAGATAAATTTGCTTCTGTTGGGAAGTCATCATAGCTAGGATAATTTTCCACGGGCTCAAGTAGTCCTGTTGAGGGATTTATAGCTTGAAATACTCCTCCAGCTAATTCATAATTTGATAACCACTTTTGACCTACATTTGTCCATGTGAAACCAAATGCGTACCAGTATGTGCCATTCTCGGAAATGCCAGGAATACTAAATTCGTCTTCAAAACCAAGATCTCCTTGGTAGACCCACTGATCGCTTGTTTCGTCCCATGCCCACCCCTCAGGTCCCGATGGTTCCCAATATAAAACATAACTTGCATATTGTCCTTCATTGTTTGATGCCTCTCTCTCCTCTTCTTCTGTCAGTTCCCGTTCAGCGCCAACCCAGTTGCCTCCCTGAGATCTTTCTCCTTCTTGCGTCGGTTCTTGGTATGGTTTTTGTTCTGCCGGCACAGGGTCGGGCGGCGGTGTATAGTCGCCACCAAAATCTTCTGGCGTCAATCCAGTAGGATATATACTTGATGCCACACCATTAACAGGAATATTTCCAAGGTGAGAGTGGTCCCATATAGTCTCTCCGCCACCTATTTCTAATTCTTCTGCTTCAATCTCTGCGTTACTGACATAGGGCGTCTCAGGTGATATATATATTTCTTTATAATAGTGCATTATTCCAAAATTCGCTCCCTTTCTTCCACCATGATCATAGTCAGGATTTGTAGGAAGAGATTTTTGTTTCCAAGAGAGTTTCAATGTATCACCTTCTTTGATGCCGTATGATGCCAACGGACCAATTGTTGCATCCAAGCTACATATTCCTAACCATCTGTGTTTCCATGACTCACTTAATTGAATTTGATTAGCGATCCGCGGGTCCTCCATCTCTCTAAATAAATAGTAACCAGTGGTTGGATCGCTCCACGCAGCATAAGCTGCAGCGCGCATTGGCTCTAA